AATGAACGAATTTGAAGATTTTAAATCGATTTTACAAGATGGCGATGTTACTAAATGTGGCGATAGTTTAATATTTAATCCATTTAATAATGAAAACACAGAGATTACATTGAACGACGTTCAATCTATTCTTAATCGTTATGGAATAACGTCGCCTATTCATAATTTAGAACTTTACAAGCGTGCTTTTATTCATAGTTCCTACACTAAAAGGTCTCAACATGAAAATTTGAGCAACAATATTACAATTATACCTTGCCCTTCTGATTGTTTGCCACTGAAAACAAAATCAAATGAACGGCTCGAGTTCATTGGCGATGGTGTTTTAGAATTAATAACAAAATATTATCTTTACCGCCGCTTTCCTAAAGCGGATGAAGGGTTTATGACGGAAAAGAAAATTGCTTTAGTAAAAAATGAACATATCGGGAAATTAGCTTATGAGATGCATATTAATAAATGGTTAATTATTTCGAAATATGCTGAGGAAAAAAAAATTAGAACAAATTTAAAGAAGTTAGGATGTTTATTTGAAGCATTTATTGGGGCCTTGTTTTTAGATTTTAACAAGATTTCAGTTAATGATGAAGATGGATGGTTTAAAAATGTATTTGTTACCGGTCCCGGCTTTCAAATGGCACAAATTTTCGTAGAACATGTTTTTGAAACACATGTCGATTGGAATAAAATTATTAATACCGATGATAATTTTAAAAATATACTTCAGGTTAAAATCCAAAAAGAATTCAAGATAACACCTGATTACTTGGAGATTAGTCACACTATTGAAAAAGGTTATGAAATGGGTGTTTACTTATGTATTGGAAAGCCAATACATCAAATGAAAATAGAAGATAGTGTACCTTTTTATAAATATGGGTCTTTTCAAAAAATTCAGGAAAAAATCTCCGAAAAAAATCATGTATTTGTATTTTTAGGAAGCGGAATACATAAAATTAAGAAAAAAGCAGAACAAATAGCTAGCGAAATATCAATAAAAACAATTGATACAAATATAATACAATAATTTCAAAGTTTTAAAAGATTGTATTATATAAGACATGGCTGCTCTTTTAGATAAACTAAAAATAAATAAACCGCCCGCAATAAAAAAAGATATGGAAATTAATATCAGAGGAAAGGCAAAGGCAAATGTAGATATTTTAGATGAAACTGAAGAGATACCACGTCCTGTACCAGCAATTAGAATCATCGACGAAACTGCAAAAAAATTTGATAGAGAAGCTTTTTTAAAAAGCTTTCAGAACCCAAAGGTCACAAATACGCTTTTGCCTTTACAATCCAAGGTGATTAACCCTAGGATCATTAAACCTAAGGTCATTACTGAAAAAGATGATGATAAAGCACCCGATGATGATAAAGCACCCGATGATGATAAAGCACCCGATGAATTGCCAAAAGCAACCCAAAAATTAAAAATTACAATCCGCAGAACAAAAAAACCAATTGTCGGTATCAAAGAAGGCCCTTATTCAATGATAACTATAGGCGACACTGATATAGAAACACGACTTAAAATGAAAAAAGAAGCACCTGTTATAATTCCGGCATCATCTTACTATATGGATAATCGTAAGGTTTTTGTGAATTTTATATCATTGTTATTTGGTAAATATAAAAAAGATTTGATTGATGAAGCGGCCGCTCCTGCTAAATGTCCGGGTGACAATGATATTAATGATTTCTCACTAATGACGCATCAAAAAATTGTTAAAGATTATTTAAATTTATACACACCTTACCGAGGATTATTACTTTATCACGGATTAGGCTCGGGCAAAACTTGTTCTTCAATTGCCATCGCCGAAGGAATGAAAAGTAATAAAGAAATAATTGTTATGACTCCAGCTTCATTGCAGGTGAATTATCGCGAAGAATTAAAAAAATGTGGAGATGAATTATATCGCAAAAATCAATTTTGGGAATTTGTTAATACTAACGACAAAGACCCTGAAGTCATAGATACATTATCAAACATATTATCTATATCAGTTGATTACATTAACAAACAAGGTGGCGCTTGGCTAGTAAATATGTCAAAGCCGTCAAATTATGACAACTTGTCGCCAAGCAACAAAACAAAACTTGATCTTCAAATTGATAAGATGATTATGAATAAATATAAATTTATTAACTATAATGGATTGAGATTATCGAATATTATAGAAATGACGAATAATAATACTATTAATCCATTTGATAATAAAGTTGTTATTGTCGATGAAGCTCATAATTTAGTCAGTCGAATTGTTAATAAGCTCAGTAAGAAAAAAGCGAATATTCCTATATCATTATATTCATTGCTAATGAAGGCTACTAATGTCAAGATTGTATTATTGACTGGAACGCCTGTTATTAATTATCCGAATGAAATTAGTATACTTTTAAATATACTACGCGGCTACATAACCAGCTGGTCTTTGAAATTAGATATTATTGAACAAAAACAAATTAATACAAAATATTTACAATCATTATTCAAAAGTAGTATTCTTGGTGGGAATATACTGGATTTTTTAGAATATAAATCTTCTTCGACTACCATGGTTATTACTAAAAATCCTTTTGGATTTGTTAATAAAACATTATTAAAGGATAATACATATTCAGGAATGAAATTAGAAATTGGAGAACGTGGAGAGATTAATGATGATACCTTTATTAAATTGGTTACTGCTATTTTGATTAAAAATAAAATAAAGGTCAAGACAAATGGAGTATCAGTTACTGAATATAAGGCATTGCCAGATACATTCGACAAATTCAAAGAAATGTTTATAATGGACAACGGCGAACTTAAAAATATGAATATGTTTAAACGACGGATATTAGGACTGACATCTTACTTTCGTAGCGCTCAAGAAAGTTTAATGCCTAAATACAAAAAAGAAAACCCTTCTGATTTTCAGATTATTAAAATAGAAATGAGCGATTTTCAATTTACTATATATGAAGAAGCGCGTGCACAAGAACGGGTTCAAGAAATGCGTAATGCTATGAAACAGAAACAAGCCATTGGTGATTTATATGAAAATACATCATCTACTTATCGTATATTTTCAAGAGTATTTTGTAATTTTGTTTTTCCGAGACCCGACATTTCTCGTCCAATGCCAGACAAAAAAAATAAAAAAGGAGAAGAAATAAACCTAGCAGAAGCTATTAATAATAAGGACATTAATGAAGATATATTGGATAATGTTTCAAAGGAAGAGAAAAAAAATCGGGACGAAGGCGAAGGTGAAGGCGAAGGCGAAGGTGAAGGTGAAGGCGAAGGCGAAGGTGAAGGCGAAGGCGAAGGCGAAGGCGAAGGCGAAGGCGAAGGCGAAGGCGAAGGCGAAGGCGAACCACATATTAATATTTCTTATAAAGAACGAATTCAAAATGCGCTTGTTACATTGAAATCAAAAAGTGATACATACCTAACTCCAGAGGCGTTACTTACATATAGTCCAAAATTTTTACATATATTGGAAAACATTCAGGATAAAGAACATGAAGGTATACATTTACTTTATACGCAATTTAGAGCACTAGAGGGAATTGGCATTTTAAAGTTAATTTTAGAAGCTAACGGGTTCGCTCAATTTAAAATAAAAAAAACAGGCGAAACTTGGAATATCAACATATCTCAGGAAGATATGGAAAAACCTAAATTTGCATTGTATACCGGAACTGAAAGCCCAGAAGAAAAAGAGATAATTAGAAATGTATTAAATAATGCTTGGAAATATGTTCCTGAAACAATTACAAGTAAACTAAAAGAAATCTCTCAAAATAATACCAGAGGAGAGATTATTAAATTATTAATGATTACTTCGTCAGGCGCAGAGGGTATTTCATTAAAGAATGTACGTTATGTACATATAACAGAACCCTACTGGCATCCCGTTCGCACCGAACAAGTTATTGGACGCGCAAGACGTATTTGTAGTCATCAGGAATTACCGGAAGAATTGAGAACAGTTAAGGTTTTTTTATATTTGATGGTATTATCTGAAAAACAATTAACTAGCAATGACACACTTCAATTAAGATTGAAAGATAAAAGTAGAATTGATAATAAAACCCCGGTAACCACAGACGAGGCCTTGTATGAAATTGCTTCTAAAAAAGAAGAAATAGCAACAAATATTCTAAAATCGGTAAAAGAAAGTTCAATTGATTGTATGTTACATTCAAAAACAAATAAAAATGAAAACTTACAATGTTTTACCTTTGGAACGAACGATACTTCAAAATTTGCTTATGAGTTAAACTATGCGAACGAACAATCAGATGACACTAGTGAAAAAAATAAAACTGGAAAACAATTTGAAGGATTTAAAGAAATTGACATAGATGGCATTAAATATGCTTTTAATCCTAAAACAAAAGAAGTATATGATTTAGATAGTTATATTAATAATAACCCACAGCAAGTTGGTGTTTTGAAGAAAGAGGGAGAGAATTATAAATTAGAATTATTTGATATATAAAAGTTACATGAACAATGGAGGATGTGTATAATATCTTTAATATTGTCTAACATTCTTGATATAAATATCATATTTATAATATTAGACCCAAGTGTGATTATCACGAATGAAGTAAAATAACAATTAAACCATATATACACAATATTATATGATATCAAAATACAAGTGAAATAAATCATTGAAATATAATAGTACAAACAAATATATATACACTCTTCTCTAGTTAATAATATATTGAATACATTATATATTGTTTTTCTAACATTTTTTATTATACAGCAATGGTCTACTATATCACGTTCAATTAGAGGAATCAACACATTTCCAGTTACATCCAGTTGTTGTATATTCATTTTTCACTCCAACTATGAAATGATTTTATATTCAATTTTATATAAAATCATGCATTTATTTTTTTAATAAATCAAGAATTTGATTTTGCTTATCTAATATTTCCTTCAACATTTTATACATATCTCCTTGTGTTTCTTGTAGTAATGCATTGGAACTATTTTCATTTTTTACTGAATTATTTCGTTTTAATAATGCCATAAAATTATTAGAATCGCCTTTTTCATCCGGTAAAATTGTTTCATCCTGAAAATTAACCTTTTTCCTTGGTTTATTTATAATGAGGTTATCATCCACATACAGGTTAATATTTTCTCCAATTTTTAATTTTACTTCTTCTCGTTTATCTTCATTACCTGGCTGTATCCATTTTTTTGCGTCTTCTTTATTCTGATTATCTAAAACATGAGTTAATTGTTTCTCTCTTACTCGAATTTGTTCTTCTATAATTTTAGCCATGTCGTTCCCTTCAATTGGTGAATCTAAAATATCCGAAAAATCTATTTTATCTGGAGTAGAAATGTTATTGAATTGATTAAATTCGTATTTTTTATTATTTAATTCATCTTCAAAAACTTTTTGACGTTGTTGTAATAATTCTGATGCATTATATATAGTATTCATTTCTCCGGTTTTATATACCTTTAGTTCGGTTAATGTCTTGCCTATAATAAGCTTATTCAAACTTATTAAATTATCAGTAGAAGATATATTTCTTGCAATAATGGTTATATTATTATCGAATGCATTCTTTATAGTTGATGATTTGTTTTCTGGTATATTTGTAAATGAATTATTTTCAGTTAATAACGACCATATTAAAGCTTTATTTTCATTTGAAATAAATTGATTATATAGATAATTAGTCATAATATGAATATATATACTATTATTTTTTTATACTATAATTACATAATTCTAAATTTTATTTAGATATTAATTATTAAAATATTTATCGCGCATATCTTCCATTGCTTCATCACTTATTTTTTTTTTCTTGAAAAATGTATAATCGTGTGCGTCTTTTAATAAAGTAACAATGAAATATAAAGAATACATACCACATTCTGTATTTTTTTCTTGATGTATGAATGGAGCATTTTCGTAAAACTTTAATTCTAATCCATCTGGATATTTTGTTGTGTTAAGTTTCAATCCCTGTGATATAACACGATTACAAAAACTTTTAATTTCTTTAGGTATCTTGGTTCCATTACTATCAAAGAAAAATACAAATTTCTTTTTTATATTAATAAATAAAGATATCCAATGTGAACCGCTTTTATCATGCGGGTCTGTATTAAAAATAATTCCTATTTTGGTAATGCCTTCATCTATAAATTTAGATAATTCAAAATTACATAAATCATCCCAAACACATTTATTATTTAATACATGTTTATCAAAATCAATTGGAGTAGGACCAATAAAACGAAAACATTTATAAGTATGTTCATATTGTTTCATTACTTTTTCAATGTCACCACTATTTAACCATGTAGTATGATTTTCCTTCCACGTAGAAGGTGAATTTGGAGCAAATGTATATTTTGTCATTTCTTCGTCCAAATTATTCTCCATAAATTTTTGTTTTAACCAGCAACTTTCAGAATGACACGCATTTTCCATTTTTAGCCTTAACGCGTCCCAGATTTCCTTAGATTCATTTACTTCAATTAATGAATCTTTATGGCGAGTATTCCATAAATTACGCATTTTAATTAAAGACTTTTTTGTATAACAACTAAAATCTTGGACTTCATTGTCATTTTTTGGAGCGCATTGGGTTTTAGTAAATGATATTTTTTCCCCTCCTCTACGATTAATACGCGTGCGACGTGAATTTAACTTACGATTTATTTTAATCATATCCCGTTTATTCTGTGTTCTTTTTCTACGCAAATTATTGCGATGGTTTTTTTTCGTTTTCATTCTACTATTATCTATTTAGATAAATCTTATATCTAAAAATTATATCATCTATCATAAATTATGAATCTTTTGTATTTTTTTGTTTTTTTTGTTTTACCCCTTTTGTTTTAAATTCGGGCTGTTTTAAATCAATATCTATTACACGCGGAATAAGGTGTAGATCATTTCCCGAATTGTCTCTTTTTGATATAACATAATTATTTAAATTAGGTATATTAATTATTTTCTTCATCATAATATCGTTTGCTTCATCTATTGTGTTAATATCATTCAATATACATTCCGGCAATTTATTATTATCCTCTGTATTATTTACTAAATGTTGTTCTTGTATTATATCCTTTTTATCCATTCGTTCAAAATATTTTACAGAACTCTTTACAAACATGTTATGAAATTCCTTAATTTCGTTTGTAGGTGGATTTTCATCGCCCTTCAAAATGGTTTTGAAGAGAGATATAATTCGTTTTTTATAAAATTTTGTATCTATTAAATTATCTTCTTCATTATGTGTTTTTTTACGTTTCAATATGCTTAAATACATTGGATTAGTTAAAAATAATAATGTTGCGTTATCTTCCATTTACATAATATAATTTATAAATTTTATTATGTAAACGTTTTATTTCAATTATGTATCTTTCATTTGTTGTCGTGTACAATTTTCAAATAAATTATCACCCACATTTTTAGGACATGGGTTAAAACTTTCAAATGTTTCTTTTTCAAATAAATATGGAAATGGTTGTAATTGTCCGCCCTCCGTTTTTGTCACACTTGCTACATACATATCACTATCCTTTGATGGAATATATGCCGAATGACATGTATTTCTTTGAAGTGCAAAAAATTGGTTCCTTAATTGTGATTCTTTATTTATATTTGTAGCAAATCCTCCCCAAGGAGCCTGACTTGTTCCAGGATTAAATACATTTTCAGTATTATATAACGGGGTTTGTTGAATCGGTACACTCGGAAACTCGCGTCTATCCACAATCTGCATGGTTGAGTATTTTGTTGATAATGGTCTTATTCCAAATTGCGGCTGTAAATTATCTGATGGTATATTTCTACGTGATATTCTATTATTTAGCTCTTCAGTTCTATCATTTCCTTGATTTATGCGTTCCATATATACTTGAATGAGAATATATTAGAATAAATTAACTTTATTTCGCATAGTTTTTTTTTGTCTCTTTCGTAATTTACGTGTATTTGTATGCTTTTTACGTTTCAAAAAATCTTCTAAACTGGATAATAATTTTTTACTTACTACATTATCAACATTTATTTCATTTTCATCTTTTTTTACAACTATATAATTATACTGATTCATAAATTTTACAATAATTCGTTCAAAGTTCACCTTACTAATTATTGGTCCAGTATATGTTTTTTTCACCATAACTTCATTATAATACCTATTTGCCATTTCATCAAATGGTATCGAACACCTATAAGGTTTTATGTTTATATAAGTTACATTCTCCTTATCCATTAGCGGATGATACAAATCATCAATAAAACATATTTCTGTATTTTCTTTAATTTCACTACAACTTATTAAGTCTTTTACGCTTTTTTCATGGCTTGTTCTTTTTTCTTCTATAGGTTTGCCTCTTATTTTATAAGCTGCCACAATATGGTCAAATACTTTATACTTCAATTTATATTGGCAGTAATCACTAATCATATTAACCCAGTTCTTGCCACCTTGATTATTTGTATAAATAAAAGTTTTATAACATATCTTCTTTTTTTTCTTATTGTTTATAAAATTTAAAATTTGTAACATTTTCGGTCTGAAAAATTCAGGAAATACATCTAATACTTGAAAAAAAATATCATTAGGTAGAGTGTAATCATAAAAATTCTCTAACGCATCCCAAAATATTGATAATTCTGTAAAATAACCAATTGTTTCATCCAAGTCAAATACAATTATTTTATTTATTGTTTGATTATTATATTTCATATAGATTATATATATAATAACGAAATGACAAGAAAAAATAATCTTGGAAAATCTCTCAACTTAGCAAAAACGAACTATACAATTATGCGTTTACGTGATTATAAAACCATTTTAAATTTTTATAAAATAGATACAACGAATATGACAAACAAAGAAATCAAGGAAAAGGCCGAACATTTTTTAGCTGTAAAATTGTGTAGATGTATTAAACATATACGCGGTCCTATCAATCCCGATAATGAAAAACGAGCAATTTCTATATGTTATAACAGCGTTATAAAGAAAAAAAATATGAAAATATTTAACTTTGAATGTAAGAAAAGTTCCAAATTATTGAAAAAAAAAGGAACACGTAAAATATTTATTGAAAAATTAAGAAAGAATAAAACCCGTTCATAACATGATTTATTCGTATATTATTCTATTGTATATTGTTAGGCAATAATATACAATGGCTATCGCATCTCCTAGATTGTTTAATAATATATCAAAAATTAATTTAATATTATTAACACTTGTCATTTTTCAAATCCTATTACTTATCGTTGAAGCATTAAAAGGGTTTCATAAATATTTTTTATTAAAAGAAAAGAATTTGATTGAACGTTACGGCGAAGGTAGTTGGGTTGTTATTACAGGAGCCTCCAGCGGGCAAGGATATGATTTAGCACTCGCATTCGCCGATAGAGGATTTAATTTATTAATGATTGGTTCTAAACGCACTGATGAAACAGCACATTTTATTCATATAAATTATCCTTCGGTCAAATGTAAAGTTATTCATAAGGATTTTAGAAAAGCATTTGAAGATGATTTTTTTAATGAAATACAGGACTCCTTTGACGAGTTAGGGAATGACCTAGCTATTCTCGTAAATAATGTTGGTCATAGAGTAGGATGGAACCCTTATCATGAAATGGATTCGTCCTACATTAAAGATGTCATTGCTACTGGTACAATCGTTCAAAGCAGATTAACTCATATGGTTATTCCTACTTTTTTAAAACGCAAAGATAATGATATAAAAAGTTCATTAATTAATATTACAGCACAATGTATGCATCCCAATTTCTTATTTGGAATTACATTGTCGAATGAAATAAGTGTTCCTTATTTGAGTGTTTACGAAGCATCAAATGCGTTTGGATTTTATCAAGGAAATTCTATATACAAAGAATACAAGGGAGATTTTGATATATTAAATATAACACCCGGCGCAGTAATAACCAAAAATACAGAATGCTTGGTAAATACATTGTTTAATGTAAAAGGGGATATCTTTGTAAATCAAATTATAAAAATGATTGGAAACGTTCAAGGACATACTTGCGCTTACTGGGGGCATGCTTTATCTAACTATCTTATTAATCTTTTACCAAATATTAAAGATAAAATGCTGAAAAAAGTGGGTCAAACAATTGCAGATGATTTTATGGAGCAATCTAATTTTAATAAGAACAAATACATAATTTAATGTCTTTTATTTTTCTATCAATTTTAATGCTTTTAAAATAACTTCTTCTTGATTCGTGAGTTTTTGAAATATAATTACTTCAGAAAGTTTTATTTGAAATATTTTGTTCATGTTATTTTTACATTTAATATAAATCTCATCTTTGATATCTGTTATATCACATATAATCCCGCCATTTGTCAATTTAATTATTTGAGGATTTTTTAAGGATATCCATCGAATATAACCGCCAAAAGACAAATTTTTTAGATCATCAACATAACGATACGATTTTAGCTTTTTATGAATAATTAATAAATCATTTCTTCCGAATTGTAATTGTTGTAAAATATCATTTTTTGATTTTGATATTTTTGAATAATCTAAATCAATTATTCCTTCGTTGTTATTATTGTCAAGCGCATGTAACAATGATTTTATATCCATTATTATATCATTCTATATTTTAATTTATATATTTTAATTTATATATTTTAATTTATATATTTTAATTTATATATTTTAATTTATATATTTTAATTTATATATTTTAATTTATATATTTTAATTTACACCCTCGCTCATTTAAAACG